AAATCTATTTAGTACCAATGTTATCGTACGTGCTTACGGAAAAGATCAACTACGCGTAGTAGATACAAATCGTTTGCAAAGTGTTGGTAATTTAGCTCAAAGCAAAGTAGCAGATAGATATACACGTCTACACGGGTCAAATAAGCATCGTGTCGGCGGAATGGGTGGATATGATTCTAATTATTATATGCATCAAAATCGTATGCAATTGTATGCAGATTACGAAATGATGGATAAAGATCCAATAATATCTTCAGCATTAGATATATATTCTGACGAATCTACATTAGCAGATCAATTTGGAGATGTATTAACGATTCGTACTAACAATACTAGAATTCAAAAAATTCTTTACAATTTATTTTATGATATATTAAACATAGAATTTAATTTATGGTCATGGATTCGCCAAATGACTAAATACGGCGATTTGTTTTTAAAACTAGATATTGCAGAAGGAGTTGGTATTCTTAATGCACGTCCATATTCTAGCTATGAAATGGAACGTTGGGAAGAATACAACGAAGCTACCGGCGAATACGAAATTAAATTCAAAAACATAGCATCTGAACAATTAACGTATGATGTGTATGAAATTGCACATTTCCGTATGTTATCCGATTCTAACTTTTTACCATATGGTAGATCCATGTTAGAAGGCGCACGTAAAGAATTTCAAAAATTAATGATGATGGAAGATGCGATGCTAATACATCGTATAATGAGAGCTCCAGAAAAACGTATTTTTAAAATTGATATTGGTAATATTCCGCCAAATGAAGTTGATAGCTTCATGGAAACCATCATCAACAAAATGAAAAAAATTCCACATATCGATCCGAATACCGGTAATTACAATTTGAAGTTTAATCTTAATAACATGTTAGAAGATTATTACTTGCCAGTACGAGGAGGACAATCATCTACTACCATAGATACACTTCCTGGTATGACTTTTACCGGAATGGAAGATATCGAATACATCAAACATAAAATGATGGCTGCACTTAAAATACCTAAACCATTTTTAGGTTATGATGAAGGTGTAGAAGGAAAAACTACGTTAGCATCAATGGACATTCGTTTTGCAAGAACTATTGAACGTATTCAAAAAATCGTAGTATCGGAATTAGCAAAAATTGCAATAGTACATTTATATTCTCAAGGATTTGAAGGAGAAGATTTAATTGGTTTTGAATTAGAATTAACTGCACCATCTATAATTTACGATCAACAAAAAGTAGCATTAATGAATGAAAAAATTCAGTTAGCAAATGCTATGAAAGACAGTAAATTGGTATCAGATAAATACATATATGAATACATATTCAATATGGCTGAAGATCAATGGTTGCAAGAAAGAAGCAATGTTATTGAAGATCTTAAATTAAGATTCCGTCAAAATCAAATCGAACAAGAAGGAAATGATCCAGCCGTAACGGGAGTATCATATGGTACGCCACACGATTTAGCAACCGTTCATATGTCAAGCAAAGAAGTAGAAGAAAAAGATAAAGGCGGGCGTCCACCAGAAGGAATTAAATCAGGACAACATCAAAATGCATTTGGTTGGGATCCTACCGGAAGAAAAGAATTAAAACAAGCGTTTGACCCAGAAAATCAAAAAACTACATTTACTCCGGATCCAAGATTTAAAAGTAGACAGACAACCGTAGCTACGGAAAGTATATTAAAGAAAATGAAAACTAAATATGGTATTATTGCAGAAACGTATAATGCAAATGCAAATACAGATCCAGATTCCGGTACCATGTTGGACGAAAACAATATTTTATAAAATTAAACATATTTATTTAAAATTAAGGCAAACCCAACTATGAAGAAACTAAAACATTCAAAATACAAAAATACCGGTATTTTATTTGAAATGTTAGTTAGGAAATTAACTTCAGAAACGTTGTCATCTAATAAATCTGATACTATCGATATTATTAAAAATCATTTCGGACGTAATACTGAATTATCTAAAGAATTGCAATTATACAATTCATTGCTAAAAGAACAATTTCGAAGTGAAGCACAGGCATTAGATTACATAAGAACCGTTAAAGCTGCGCATTCTAAATTGAATCAAAGCGCACTAAAACGTCAACGATACAATCTAGTTAAAGAAATTTCTGAAAAATTTGTTTTTGAAAATATGTCTAAAATACATATATCCAATTACAAAGTTTTAGCTTCAATTAACATGTTGTTTGAATTTGATGAAACGGATAATCCAAAACAAATCATGGAATGTAAAAACGTTATCATTGATAATGGAATAATTACAGAACGCGTTGCACCGCAAAAAGATCCTATCATTGAAAAATTTGAAAGTCAACCTAAAGAAATTCGTTTGTTAACGTATAAATTGTTAGTTGATAAATTCAATGAAAAATACTCCGGATTAGATGAATCTCAGAAAAAACTATTAAATAAATACGTAACCAATGTTAATGATACTGCTACATTAAAAGATTATGTAAGAACCATAATACCAGCTATCAAAAAACAATTGGCAGAATCAGCAAAAACCGTCGACGATAAAGTAGTAAAAATCAAAGTACAAAAGTTATCAGAAATGCTTTGCAATGTAGAAAATTTGAAAACTATCAAAGAATCTCACATATTATCTTTACTACGTTATTTTGATTTAATTAAAGAACTCAAGGAAATTCGATGAGATCATTTCTTAAAGAAATAGAACAAAAGTTCATAGAACTAGAATCTGATTTATCCGATCGCGATTATGATGACGATGGCGAATTAGAATCTCCGGAAATGGAATACAAAGGTTCTAAAGATCGTGCTATAAAAAACGCAATGGATGACGATGAACTAGATGAAATGTCAACAACAGGTGCGGTTGCTGGTTTTAATACGCCTGCAGCTTTTGCTAAACCAAGAAAATGGCAAGGTAAAAAAGCTAAATATGAATCTGTAAATACGCCTCCAACGTTTCGTTACGCTGAAGAACAATATCAACATCCGGAATCGGAAGAAGAAGAATACGTAGATAAATTTCCATTTTCATTAGATGACGCAGATTGGCAACATAAAAATTACAAATATCCATCTGTAGATTTATCTAGTAGTCCGGGAACTGCTACTAAAAAACATCGTACTTTAAAAGTAGAAGATGTTATAGAAACAAAATACGAGCAACTTATAGAAGGATATCGCGATTTTAAAACAGGAGACGTTAAACCGTCTATTAAAGTTAAAGATAGCATACGAGAAATTGCAAAAAAACTTCGCGAAATAGAAACGATAGTAAATTATAGTACTAAATACAAAAGCGAATCCGGCGTTACATCATCTGCATATGGACCAAGCACGACGAAAGCATTAACGGAAATATCAAACAGATTAATCAAAATATCAGAAAGAATAAGATCATTAGGGGAATAATATGTCAAAACAACTTATAGTAGAATATATGCCATTTAGGCCAATTGGTTCTTTAACAGAATCAAACGGTGCTGCATATGGAATACCGGGTGGTTTTGTTGTGCAAGGAGTTTTACAAAGAGCAGGGGCTAAAAACCAAAACGGAAGAATATATCCTAGAAATATTTTACAAAGAGAATGCCAACGCTATCAAAAAGAATACATTGATCAACATAGAGCATTAGGGGAATTGGATCATCCGGAATCATCCATAGTTAACTTGAACAACGTGTCACACAATGTTTTAAAAATATGGTGGAACGGAGACGATTTACACGGAGCAGTACAAGTATTAGATACTCCATCTGGAAAGATTCTTAAAGAATTATTTCGTGCAGGAATTACATTAGGTATTTCTTCGCGAGGTTTAGGTTCTGTTAAAGAATTACGCAATGAGAGTGCAGTAGAAGTACAAGAAGATTTTGAATTGATATGTTGGGACTTCGTATCTAATCCTTCAACACATGGCGCCTTTATGCGTCCTACGCACATGCACGAATCAGTAAACAAAACAAATATAAAAACAGATAAATACGCAAGAGTACATGACATCATAACATCAATACTTTGCGAAGACGGAAAATGTAGGATATAATATGTTCACACCAAAAAACTTGAATCGAATTATTTCATTGCTAAATGAAAATGAAAAACAAAATGTATATGGAGATCAACCAACTCCATTAACATATGAAGATAAAAAATATTTTGCAGAGTCTTTAAAAACTTATTCGCAAATGAGCGAAGTTATGTATGGTCGAGAAAAATTGCAAGAAATGGTTGAACGAATTACTAAAATGGTTGAAACTGCAACTAGAATGATATCTGAATCGGATGACGATGTAGTAGAAAAAGTTAGTGCAAATCGTCATATGAAAAATTTAAGTTCTAGTTTAACTGATCTTCAAAAGTCTGCAAATGAAATCATGATACATGAACGAAGATTGGCCGCGGCATATGAAGATATTGCAGAAGGATTGAAAAAATATTACGACGTAGATTAATTTGGATATCATACAAAATTTAATTATATTTAAGGTATAATAATGAATAAAATAAAAAAATTGTATCGAGATTTTTTCGGATTGCGAGAACAAGCTACTAATATTCCTAGTGCAGACTTAGTAAAAGCTACAAATGCGGAGTTAGAAAAAACTGTAGGATTGATGAATCAATTAAAACAAGAATCTGAAACAGATTTAGATGAAGCACAATTATTAAATCGTATTATTGATTATAGAGGTGGAGTTGAATACGTACTAAGAGATCCTGCAGAAGCTAAATCAGTTGCACAAGAAATATCAGAATGGGCAACTAAAAAAGGTTTTACTATTATTAAACAAACTACATCGGCTTCCGGAAAGGTTGGATATTTTTATTTTAGATTAGGACAAGATCCCGCACGCGAATCACAACGCATACAAGGTTACATATCACAAAAACCAGAGATTAAACATTTTAGATTCAAAGTCCGAAATGAACAACCAGTTGCAAAAACAAGACCCGAAATATAAATTAATAATGTATGAGTAAAAAACAAAAACAACATCAAATGATTGTTCCAGGAAATGCTTCGGCAGTAAATGTAGTAGGAACCGCAAGAGAAGATTTAGGTTACGCACTTAAAACTTGGAAAAGAAAAATTAAACAATCCGGAGTTTTAGAACACACAAAAAATAACAAAGAATTTGAAAAGCCAAGTGTTACTAACAGAAAACAAAGACAACGTGCTTATTACATTCAACAAATAAAAGATTCTAATTTTAAATAAATCTTTTAAAAATACAATTAATTTAAG